AACATGGTCAAGGCCATGACCCGTGGCGACTCCATGACGGAACGGCAGATTCGAGCGCTGCAGACCTTGGGGATGGCATCAGGCCAAGCTGCCACGGCCATCAGTCAGGCGCAAGATGAGATGGTGCAATCGGCCGAGGATCGGCGCTATGAGAACGCCCTGAACCGTCGCAAAGATGGCGCGATCCGGCTGGCCGAGATCGAGTCAAACGGGGTACTGCGTGAAGCCCAGAGACGAGTGGATGAACAGTTAAAAATTCTAAATCAATTTGTATCCCAAGAGGAAAAAACGCTAAATTTAAATTACAGAAATTACGAGACGGCAGAGCGCCGACGAACCGAAGACCAATTAGAAGAACTCCGCAAACGGATTACTGGCACTGATGAAGCCTCGCAGCAATACCTAAAGCGTGAGCAGCGGGCCATAGAAGATGCTGCTACATTACGGATGGACGTGCTTAATGAACGCAAGGATAAAGAGCTAAAAATACTTAGAGATATGGCCGATGAGGAAAAAAGGGCATACGAAGAAAGTGTCGCCGCGTTTAAGCAAGCAGAGCAAGAAAGGCTGGACAGCAAAAAGCAAGGCATAGAAGCATCTTTTACAGAAGAAAGAGCTTTGTACGATGGTCAGCAAAAGATGCTGAAAATTCAACAAGACGAGGCGGCTAGGAAGTCGGGCGAAAGTGCAGGCTTGTTGTTGGCTAGAAACATGGTCACTAACGCAGAGCCTACGATAATTGCGATGTTAAATAAAATCAAGAGCCTGCCGCAAGAGCTGCAGCTGCCTACGTTTACCGACTTTTTTGGAGATGAGGCTAGGGGATTATTTTCGATGATTAACAATACACAAAAGCTCGCCGAGATGCTAAAGGTTGCAAATGATGAAACTAAAAACATGGGGTCGGTTACCGCTGAAGCTGGAGTGATGATGGAAACAACGGCGGCGCAGATGCAGCTAGCCAGGAACAATGTAGAAAACTTGCAGATTGAGATAGGCAATCAGTTGTTGCCCGTGATTAAAGAATTGATCCCTGGATTTATTGGGGTGGTTCAAGCAATTTCAGGCTTTGCCGAAGCCAATCCCCTGCTCACACAAATAGCCATTGGTATTGGTGCCATTGGAGCAGCGGCGATCATTGCCCTGCCTGTTGTGGCTGGGCTTGGGATGGCCATCAAGACCATTGCCGGCTTTGGCCTAGGCGCCACCCTCGCCGGCTGGGCTGGGGCCATGCCGGCGGTAACAGCAGGTCTGGCAGGCATCGCCAGCACCATCGCCTCAGTAGCCACCGGACTGGCCGCCCTGGTCGCGGGGTTTGTGACTGCCCCGGTGCTGATTGGCGCAGCAGCCGTGGCCACAGCCGTTGTCATTTTTTCGTTTCGCGATCAGATCGCCGATGCCTTCCGGGGGCTCTGGGATCTGATCGCCAACCCTGAAACCGGGTTTGTCGCAATGATCGGCGGCGGCTGGAACCTGATGATGGACGGCATCAGCAGCTACGTCGGCAACATCCTGCCCAATATCAGCGCCAATTTTGCAGCATTTTTCGACACCATCATCGGCCCAGAGAATGGCCTGATTGCGCGCCTGGGCCAAACTTGGAACCTGGCTATGGATGGGATACGGGACTATGCCGTGGGCCTGGTGCGGCCCATTACTGCGGCTTGGGATGGCATTGTCAACAGCCTGCGAGGCTCGCTAAATGGGCTGCTGTCTTGGGGTGCTAATGGAGTGAATAGATTTATTGATATTGTAAATAGCGCAATCGCTAGAATCAATTCAATTTCAAGTAGAGTAGGTATAACGGCTCAGCCGATTCAATATGTAGAGGTGCCGCAGTTTGCCGTAGGCGGCCGGGTGGATCGGCCAACGCTGATCATGGCCGGCGAGGCGGGCCCCGAGTACATCGTTCCTCAGAAGAAGGTGCCGCAGTTCATTGCTGCGCAGATGGGGGACCAGGGCCTCGGCATTCGCCAGGGTGCCGCTGCTGCCGGGGGCTCCAGAGGCGGCACCTTCGCCCCAACGATCCAGGTTCAAACCGGCCCAGTCCAGCAGCAGCCCGACGGCTCCCAGTGGATCCGGCGCGAGGATGCCGAGGCCATGGTGGCCGATGGTGTTGGCCAGCTCTGGGACCACCTCCAGAGCTATGACGGGCGCAAGGCTCTAGGCATGGCCTGATGCCGCCTGCCACCGGCCCCTACTTCTGGACTCAGACCATCAAATGGATGGACCCCGGCGGCGTGGCGCGGGCCCGCTGGCACCGGCTCGACCTGGTGAACAACAACCCCTTCAGCAGCTGGGATGCAGGCGACGGCGACGGGCCCCAGGCCTGGCGGTATCAGGAGTTCAGCTGCTCAGGGTTTGATTCGGGCCTGGCGGCAGGATCGGTCACGATCACCTGCGCCCATTCCCCCGCCGCCCTGGCCCTGGTGTTACAGGCAGTGGCGGGGCAGTGGTTGATCCAGGTGACGCAATATCGAATCGTCCTGGGGGGCCTGATCCGGGACGACTCAGCATTGCTCGCCATCAGCGGCGGTGGTGGCACGCTGACCGGGATCTCATTCTCTGCCAGCAGCACTCTGCCGCCAGTGGTTACCACGATCCCGCCTAGGATTGGAACTACCGAATTGATTGGGACACCCTGCGTGCTGAAGTTCTAATGGTTGCCCCTATACTGCGGTCGGGAAATAGCGGGGGCGGCAACTCACGTTCGTCAAGTTCTTTTGCTGGTGACGTATATCGGTCTTCTATTAACAGTGTAAGCGCCAAGGCGCGGCCTTCTCGCTATGCAACAGGCACTAGCGCAGCAGCCCTGGGCGGGAGCATGGCCATTGGCAGCGGCAATGGAATATCAGGAGGACTGGATCTGGGCAAAGATCAAGAGGCGATGCTGCTGTTTGAGCGAATTCCAATTGTATGGACCCGTCGCGTAGGCAATACAGGCGGGGTTTTGATTGCACCCAAGGCAACTGCTTGCAGATTTGAAACCCCAGCAGAGCTGCGCGAGGAACCTTATAGCGTTACTTCAGGCGGGCAAATTCAGTACAGAACCGTTAGCCTTGATCTTCCTAATACTGTAAAGGTTTTTTATCATCTTGTCTTAAGTGAAGGCAATATAGGAGGTATTCAGGTACGCGATATTTTTCAAGGTCGTTGCAGGGTTGGCCAGTTCAGCCAATCACGAAATAAACGGGCAGGAAGGTGGGCCCCTGGTAATTTTCTTAAAGATGTATACAGAAATGTTTTGTATTTTAGAACTACCACTTTTGTGGATGGAAAGAATCAATCTGAGGCTTTATTAAACAACAATTATTTGGTCGCCAAGGCTGTCCCAGCACCTACGATATGCGGCACGGCCGGCACCTACGAAGGCATGTCTACGCTTTCGTTTTCGGTTGTTTACATCAATGGCGACGACCCTTATGGTGTTGCAAATGAAGATCAAGGATACTGGAAGCGGTCGGTACATGCTTTTATCCGCAACGGCGTTCAGTCTACCCGGCTGACTGATGGCGTTTACGGCAGCAGCAACAATCTAGCCGAGCTTTATTACTGGCTGCTGACCCACACGGGCAAAGTTTCAGAGATACAAATTGATCGCGAGTCGTTTGTTAAGACTGCCAATTTTATGGCGGTGAATGGCTTGTTTTGGGATGGTATCTTGACCGAACCAACCAGCACCAGTGATTGGCTAAACAAAGTCGGGCCTTATTTTCTGGTGCGGGAAACCAGCGTAGGTGGACGATACGGGCTAACGCCATTGCTGCCCGTCACTCCTAGCGGCGCGATTGATGTTGGCCCGCAAGAACCTAAATGGATATTTAACAACGAAGCCGTAGTGGATGGCAGCTATTCGTATCAACTTTCAGATCCTCAGGCCAGGCGGCCATTCATTGCTCAAGTGGCGTGGCGGCAGCAGGGTGACGATGGGCTGTCAGGAATTACCAGAACTAGCACGGTCAAATATGACGACACCCCGGACTCGGCACCAATCGAAACACATGACCTGAGCCAGTTTGCAACCTCAGAAATTCATATTGCGCGGGTGATACGTTTTAATCAAGCAAAGCGCCTCTACAACACTCATTCAGCGCAAGTGATAGTCAGACCCGGTTATTGGACTTCTGAGCTAGGCGAGGGCGATTTGATTGCTCTGCAGCTTGACCGGGAAGACCTGGAGACACAGACCAGCGATCCATTGGTCCAATGGTATTTGGTCACCAACTTGAACAAGAGCCGCGATGGGCATCTGACCCTTTCACTGGAGCATTTCCCAGTTGACGCGCAGCGCCGCTCTCTGGTGGCGCTAGACGTGGCGGCAGTGACGGTAGCAGGCGACATGTTCATCACTGGCAACAGTGGCCCCTCTTGCGACGCAGACCCCAACAGGGCCACTGATACCTCGATCCCTGACGAGGATGCAGATAGCCGGACCGCTGAGGAGGTCTATTTCTACAACAAAAATGGGCGGTTTCCTACCAGCGGAGAGTATGCGGGTGCGGGTGGGGGTGCGGGTGGGGGTGCGGGTGGGGGCTTTGTGGCTGGGAGTGGTGAAGCTGCCCCCATCTGGCGGTGGGGGCGGAAGCGCGATGGTGCTGGCGATGCCCCTGCTCCGCTACCACCGACTGGCCCTGTCGAGCCCCCAGGCGTCCCGACCTACCCCGGCACGCCTGACGGTCCGGCGGATCCGCCGCTGCCACCTCAACCCCCAGCAGACTTCACAAAATATACGCTTATTGTTGGCCTTGGGAGGGTAGATGCAAGCGCGTGGGGCGCGCTGGACCTGAGCGGCTATTCAGAGGTTCGAATCGAGCAACGGGATATTTTCATCACCCCTGGCCAGACAGCAAGGGTAACCAATATAACCCAAGACGACAACGGAATTGACTATCTTGTGGTCAGT